AACTTCGAGGCATGTGTATGTGGTCACTAGGGCAGGAGGATTTAAGACTCTGGGAGTGGCTACCAAAACAAATAGAGTAATCAAAGGAACATCTGCAAAAGTAGGTGTTCTTTTTACATCAAAAGGAGGAATTTTAAATGAAAGAAATATGGAACTGGATCCAAGTTGTGATAACAGCAATCGGTGGATTCTTCGGATGGTTTTTAGGAGGAGCAGACGGATTTTTATATGCGCTACTAGTCTTTGTAGTCATCGACTATCTAACAGGTGTCTTATGTGCAATCGCTGATAGGACCCTATCAAGCGAAGTGGGATTTATCGGAATCAGCCGTAAAGTGCTGATTTTTATTTTAGTGGGTGTGGCCAACATTTTAGATGTCTATGTGATTGGTGATGGGAGCGTACTAAGAACAGCTATTGTTTTCTTCTACCTATCAAATGAGGGGATTTCGCTGTTAGAAAATTCAGCCCACCTTGGACTACCTATCCCAGAAAAACTAAAAGATGTATTAAAGCAGCTCCATAACAAGAGCGACAAGGAGGAATAATCATGAAAACTAAAGGAATTGATATCAGTACGTGGCAAAAGCCAAATCAGATTAACTATGACCAGCTTGCAAAAGAGGTTGATTTTGTCATTCTACGTGCAGGATACACCGGTCACGGTACAGGAGTGAGTTTACACAAAGATGATGCTTTTGAGCAACACTACAAAGCCTTTCACGAGAGAGGTATTCCTATCGGTGTTTACTGGTACAGTTGTGCCAATACCAAAGCCAAGGGCATAGCAGAAGCGAAGAAATGCCTAGAAATTATCAAAGGCAAGACCATCTCTTATCCCGTTTTTATTGATACAGAGGATAATTATCACCAGCGACCAAGTGGCAAGAAAGCCATTACCGATGCTTTAGTAGGCTTTTGTGAAACCGTAGAAAATGCAGGCTATTATGCCGGTATCTATGCGTCTAGTTCTTGGTTTCAAGATTTAACAGAACTGGATCGTCTAGCACCTTATGACTTCTGGGTTGCTCAGTGGTCTAATAAAGAACCGACACTTCGTCATGGTATCTGGCAGTACACAAGCAAAGGTAAATTGAATGGTTACTCAGGCAATTTGGATATGAACTATGCCTATAAGGATTACAAAACGATTATCCAAAGGGCTGGGCTAAATCATCTTGCTAAAAAAGAAAGCACACCTGCTCCTACCGAAAAGAAATCGGTCGAGACGCTGGCCAAGGAAGTCATACAAGGGTTATGGGGTAATGGTGAAGACCGAAAGAAACGCTTAACGGATGCAGGCTATGATTATGCGGTGGTGCAGTCAAAGGTTAATGAAATACTATCTAGTAAAAAGTCGATTGATACCATCGCAAAGGAAGTTATTCGTGGTGATTGGGGTAACGGACAAGAACGAAAAAACAAACTGACAAAAGCCGGTTATGACTATATTTCAGTACAAAAAAGGGTCAATGAACTCTTGAAATAAGAAGTATCAAAAATGCTTATTGTACACTTTGCATATATTGAAAGTGACTAGAAATAAACTCAAAAATTCTATTTAATCTCAAAAAGAAAACCTGTGAAATCAATCTTTGTTATGGACTGATTTCACAGGTTTTAAATTATTTAGGGTTTATTTCCTAGTCCCAACCAATGAAATCAATGAGTTTTTAACGACGTTCTTCAAGCTCTATCCTACAGCGACAGCCAGTGAACTTTCCTACTATGTGAATGACGGGATATTAAAACCAATCGGAAAAGAGTACATCTTTCAAGAACTGGTAAATCCTATTTACAATCGTAAGGATAATCAAGTCACGGTATCGCTGACAGTGGAGTATATCGACCAGCAGACCAAAGCAACGCAGGTATCTCAATTTGATTTGGTACTTGAAAAGAACGGGAGTAATTGGAAGATTATAGAATAACAAATATTGGTACATTATTACAGCTATTTTGTAATCACGTACTCTCTTTGATGTTAGCGTAAAGTTATCGTCGGAAAATAAAAAATAAAGAAAACACCCCAGTTGTGATATTATAAGTTTGAATAAGAACAAATAATACATAACAGAAAGGTGTTTTCTTATGCATAATAGTATACAACAATTCATGGAGCAAGGGATAGTAAATATTGAAAAAATAATAAAAAATTTTACTAGTAATGAAAAAATGGACATTGGAGAGTTGGTTTTAGAACTTAATAAACCACTTCAAGAACTACAAAGAAATCTTGTCAAAGAAACAATTGAATCGATTGATGAAGTGTATCGGAGTTCACGTTATCGGAAAAACAAGTATGTGATTGAACGATCAAAGGATGAAAATTCATTTACAAGTACCTGTGGATTAATCACTTACCGTCGAACTTATTTTGAAAATAAAGATACTGGTGAATTTATTCATTTAGCAGATGCTGCTTGTGGTATTACAAAGAAGATGAGAAAAAGTAATGATGTGGTTGCCAAAGGACTAGAACATGTCATTGATAGCAGCTATCGAATCAGCGGAGAAAATGCAACGGCAACAGAAGATGTGATTAGTAAACAGGCTATTATGAAGGATGTACATGATTTAGATATACCAGCAATTATTCCGGATGTAAAAGAAAAGAGGAAGAAAAAAGTTCTTTATATAAATGCAGATGAAGATCATGTTTCTTTGCAGTTTCATAAAGAAAAAGGGGATCTACAAGTGAATGCATCTGGATTCAAATCCAATACGATAGAGCCAAGACTCGCATGTATTTTCGAAGGGATAGAAAAAGAGACGCCGACTAGTAAACGAAATAAGTTGGTAAATAAACACTATTTTTCGGGGGTATATAAAAAAAGTGAAGATATTTGGATCGAAGTACTAGAATATATAGATGCCGTATATGAGGAAGAATACATAGAGCATATTTATATTATGGGAGATGGTGCTTCATGGATAAAATCGGGTGTTGATGTTCTTGGCGAAAAGTGTAGTTTTATATTAGACAAATTCCATTTAAATCAATCCATTATGAGGGCAATTGGACATATGGGTGATTCTGTAATGGATGTAAGAAGAGCAATCTATGACGAAATAAGCATGGAAGATTTTGAGGAAGTTAATGAAGTGTTTAATACAGTCGCTTATTATGCAGAAAGTGATGCAAAGAAAGAACAAATAAGAAGAACAAAAGTATATATAAAAAATCAATGGGAAGGGATTATTAGGCCAAACAGGGATGAAAAAGCAAGAATGGGATGCAGTGCAGAGGGGCAAGTAAGTCATATTTTATCCGCCAGACTAAGTAGTCGTCCGCTTGGGTGGTCTGAAAAGGGCGTCGCACAAATTTCAAAACTAAGAGCATATGCTGCAAATAATGGAAATATTTATGATTTATTAAAATATCGTACAGAAAAACAGGAACGAATCATTCAAGAAGAAATCGATCGAAAGATCAAGAAGAAACAAAAAACATATCATGATGTATGGAATCATAACACGGTAGCTGGAAGTTTAGGGAAAGTAGATGGAATGTATTGCTTAACAAAGAAACTAAGAGGTATTTGTGGATAAATTTGTGATATACTAACGAAAGAGCAAATCTTATAAATCACAGAGGGATTATTCTATCTTTCTTTTTCCGACGATAAGTTAACGCAACCCTCTTTGATAAAAAATTGGAGATTCCTTTACAAATATGCTCTTACGTGCTATTATTTAAGTATCTATTTAAAAGGAGTTAATAAATATGCGGCAAGGTATTCTTAAATAAACTGTCAATTTGATAGTGGGAACAAATAATTGGATGTCCTTTTTTAGGAGGGCTTAGTTTTTTGTACCCAGTTTAAGAATACCTTTATCATGTGATTCTAAAGTATCCGGAGAATATCTGTATGCTTTGTATGCCTATGGTTATGCATAAAAATCCCAGTGATAAGAGTATTTATCACTGGGATTTTTATGCCCTTTTGGGCTTTTGAATGGAGGAAAATCACATGAAAATTATTAATATTGGAGTTTTAGCTCATGTTGATGCGGGAAAAACTACCTTAACAGAAAGCTTATTATATAACAGTGGAGCGATTACAGAATTAGGAAGCGTGGACAGAGGTACAACGAAAACGGATAATACGCTTTTAGAACGTCAGAGAGGAATTACAATTCAGACGGCGATAACCTCTTTTCAGTGGAAAAATACTAAGATGAACATCATAGACACGCCAGGACATATGGATTTTTTAGCAGAAGTATATCGTTCATTATCAGTATTAGATGGGGCAATTCTACTGATTTCTGCAAAAGATGGCGTACAAGCACAAACTCGTATATTGTTTCATGCACTTAGGAAAATAGGTATTCCCACAATCTTTTTTATCAATAAGATTGACCAAAATGGAATTGATTTATCAACGGTTTATCAGGATATTAAAGAGAAACTTTCTGCGGAAATTGTAATCAAACAGAAGGTAGAACTGCATCCTAATATGCGTGTAATGAACTTTACCGAATCTGAACAATGGGATATGGTAATAGAAGGAAATGATTACCTTTTGGAGAAATATACGTCTGGGAAATTATTGGAAGCATTAGAACTCGAACAAGAGGAAAGCATAAGATTTCATAATTGTTCCCTGTTCCCTGTTTATCACGGAAGTGCAAAAAACAATATAGGGATTGATAACCTTATAGAAGTGATTACGAATAAATTTTATTCATCAACACATCGAGGTCAGTCTGAACTTTGCGGAAAAGTTTTCAAAATTGAGTATTCGGAAAAAAGACAGCGTCTTGCATATATACGTCTTTATAGTGGCGTACTGCATTTGCGAGATTCGGTTAGAATATCGGAAAAGGAAAAAATAAAAATTACAGAAATGTATACTTCAATAAATGGTGAATTATGTAAAATTGATAAGGCTTATTCCGGGGAAATTGTTATTTTGCAGAATGAGTTTTTGAAGTTAAATAGTGTTCTTGGAGATACAAAGCTATTGCCACAGAGAGAGAGAATTGAAAATCCCCTCCCTCTGCTGCAAACGACTGTTGAACCGAGCAAACCTCAACAAAGGGAAATGTTACTTGATGCACTTTTAGAAATCTCCGACAGTGACCCGCTTCTGCGATATTATGTGGATTCTGCGACACATGAAATCATACTTTCTTTCTTAGGGAAAGTACAAATGGAAGTGACTTGTGCTCTGCTGCAAGAAAAGTATCATGTGGAGATAGAAATAAAAGAGCCTACAGTCATTTATATGGAAAGACCGTTAAAAAAAGCAGAGTATACCATTCACATCGAAGTTCCACCGAATCCTTTCTGGGCTTCCATTGGTCTATCTGTAGCACAGCTTCCATTAGGGAGCGGAGTACAGTATGAGAGCTCGGTTTCTCTTGGATACTTAAATCAATCGTTTCAAAATGCAGTTATGGAGGGGATACGCTATGGCTGTGAACAAGGATTGTATGGTTGGAATGTGACGGACTGTAAAATCTGTTTTAAGTATGGCTTATACTATAGCCCTGTTAGTACCCCAGCAGATTTTCGGATGCTTGCTCCTATTGTATTGGAACAAGTCTTAAAAAAAGCTGGAACAGAATTGTTAGAGCCATATCTTAGTTTTAAAATTTATGCGCCACAGGAATATCTTTCACGAGCATACAACGATGCTCCTAAATATTGTGCGAACATCGTAGACACTCAATTGAAAAATAATGAGGTCATTCTTAGTGGAGAAATCCCTGCTCGGTGTATTCAAGAATATCGTAGTGATTTAACTTTCTTTACAAATGGACGTAGTGTTTGTTTAACAGAGTTAAAAGGGTACCATGTTACTACCGGTGAACCTGTTTGCCAGCCCCGTCGTCCAAATAGTCGGATAGATAAAGTACGATATATGTTCAATAAAATAACTTAGTGTATTTTATGTTGTTATATAAATATGGTTTCTTGTTAAATAAGATGAAATATTCTTTAATAAAGATTTGAATTAAAGTGTAAAGGAGGAGATAGTTATTATAAACTACAAGTGGATATTGTGTCCTGTATGTGGAAATAAAACACGATTAAAGATAAGGGAAGATACTGAATTAAAAAAATTCCCCCTCTATTGTCCGAAATGCAGACAAGAAAATTTAATTGAAATAAAGCAGTTCAAAGTAACTGTGATTACAGAGCCAGACGCAAAGACGCAAAGCCGATAATTTGAGGTTAATTCAATCTCATCTTATCGGCTCTTCCTGTTATGTATGAACTTTAACTAGTCTTTGACATTTCTTGATTCATTGATACAATTAGCTAATGCTTCCATGAGTGCTAATTCTCTATCAGTGAAGTTATCCATAAGTTTTTCTACCTGTAACCGTCTGGTGCTTTTTACAAGATCGTTGGCAGGTAAGAAAAATTCATCAACGGACACATGAAGTAATGATACAAGGTCATAAAGAACTTGTATACTTGGGTGTTGCCCCTTATTTTCAATATTGGTTAAGTAACGTGGGTCAATTTCAATCAATGCTCCCACTTGTTCACGAGTTAAACCTTGCTTCAATCGAGCTTCTTTAATGGCTAATCCAAAGGCTCTAAAATCATATCTATCTTCCTTTTTACGCATAATAAACCACCTCTATACATTTTACTGTTCCTATCAAATTAGAAACAGGATGTCACTCCAAACATTTTGAAACATACATTCTGTACTAACTATGTAAATGAAGGAATGGATACGAAAGCATTACGGTATATTATGGGTTCACAAGTATAAACATGGCCTATCAAGGAGTACTTCTCTTTGGTAGGCTTTCTTTTTTTCAAAACCGTCAGATTCTATCACCTCCCGAGGCTACTAGGTAGAGGGCGATAAATAAATCGCCCTTTGGAAAGAGGTGATGGATATGAAACACAATCTCAAAATTAGTGTTTCTAAGAAACCACAGACAGGCGGACTTGTTGCCTACCGTAATGTGTCCGTAAGGGAACGAATTCTTCGCTTTCTTTTAGGGAGTAAACAGCGTGTAACGATTGTGATCCCTGGAGATAGCATCGAGGAACTATCTATCTGTGAAATTACGAAAGGAGGAACTAACCTTGAGCAAAATAAAATTACTGCTTGAAGTGGTCAATGATATGCGAAGTCTTGCTGACAGCATACAGGCAGTTTGCGATGCGATGACAGAAGGAGAT